AAAATCATAAGCTGTAAAATCGCCTGAGTTTTGGTAAATTACATCATAGTTATTAAAGGATTTATTATATTGTACTAAAGAACCTTTATGTAGCACTACGTTACCTTCTGATAATGTTATACCTGAAGACGAGATGTTAGGGTATGAAGTACTCCAACTGCTATAACCAGCTGCAGATAAAGTTGTTTTTACCACCGCAACGTTTTTATCACTTATCATAGTTAAAGGTAAATCAACATAGTCGAGTATACCTAGAAAGGGACCGTTAAATTCTAATCTGTTAAGCTCTTGATCAATGATTTCATTTGTGATATACTCTGCTTCAACGAAATTATTAATTTTGATAAACGCAGTACGTAAAGGGTCACCATCATTAGCATTAGGAGAAGACCCAATGTCAACAACTGTCGATTCAGAAGTGATTCTATCCCCGCTATAATATTGTACAATATTTCCATCTGAATCTTTCACATTAGGTATTAAAGAAGGCTCACTAGCTGAGCGACCTTGCGGGTATAGGTGGTAATCAAGTCTTCTATTTAACGATGCGTATCTAGCCATTCTGTTCTACTAACTTTTCCAATAAAGTTTCTATTCTATTTATTTTATTTTCTAACAAGTCTACTCTGTCTTTTTCAGCTTTACGTTTTTTAGCAGCTTCGTAGACTTTTTTATTTGTATTAATCACTGCGCCGTTTCTTTTTTCAAGATGAGTGTGTCCTTTAATCCTCATTTATATCATGACAATCACACAAAGTGCAATTGCAACCCTCTTCAGAACAACTATTAACACAATCTGCATCTGCTGTACCGTCGTTTGCGCAATGGCAAGGATGATTGCAATGTGTACATTTAATAGCCATTTTATCTCCTATATGTCCGCTATAATTCTTAAATCTTTAATCCGCGGAACTTGAGCTTCATTTGTAGTAATCATTCGTACTCTAATCTTAAACGAAGAATACTCATAAGGAACACTTGCATTAACAGTATACTCTTTATAATCAGTATCAGAAGTAAAAGGTCCATTATTTGATTCAGTAATAAATTCTGAAGCTTTAAAATCATCCCAAGCAATTTGATCAAACGGTGTAAGATCTCCTTTTTGTCTAGCTTTGTATGAGAATTCTAACTTAGAACCTGGTTCCATATCTGCATCAAACTTTATAGTGAAACCATCTGCAGGTATTTCTAAATCAATTTGTTTAGTTACGTAAGCAGAAAATTCTTCTTCAGACTTAATAGCTGATAACCTAGAAGTATATTCTTGAAGTGTTTGATCATTGCTAGATGGAGTTATTGTAGTTGTAGTTAAACCTTCAATATCAGAATCGTTTAAAACTTTACCTGTAACATTTCTAAACACAACAGGGTTTAAAGTGTCCCCAATTCTAAATACAGGTGAACTGTAAATACTATTACTATCTAAAGTATATTTCATAATAAGATCATTAGAAGTAGAATTTAGCAAGTTACGTACTACATGTGGTTCTTCTAATTCAGTATATTCATTTATAGCAATTGGAGTCTCTACACCTTGTACAACATTAGCTAAAGAATCGTTTTTAATTTTATTTGAATCAATTACTAAATTAAGTGAGTTACTTTTAGATGCAGTTATGAAGCCGTTAACACTATCATCTGCTTTACCTTTAAAGAATGGTACGTTTGCAATTAAGCTATCGTATACAACTGGTTGAGTAGCAAAGGTATCAAATACTGGTACTGGTGGTGTTCCAGATGATGTAGCTTTAGTAGTTGTTTTAATAAAGTAAGAATCTAAAGTTGCAAATAATACTTCGTGAGTAGAGTTTAACTCAGAATCTGGAATACCATTAAAATTGTTAGGTGTACCAAACTTATCTAAACCCATCAATGTAACCTGAGCATTGTTAAAATGCATGCCATGATTGGGGTGATTAATTCTTACATAATTAGAATTTTCAAATGTCTCAATAGCTAATCCTCTATTAAAAGCACCAATATCAGCTTTATGTACTTTAAGGTTTGATAATTCATTTTTCATTATTAATGTAGACGTAGGAGGTGTACCTGTACCATCTATATCAAAATTAGCTCTATTAAGTTTAAATGCTAGATCAAAATTTTGTTCAGCTGACCATGTAGTTTGATTTTGAGATATAAAGAATGATCCAAAATAACCACCTACGTTAGGTTGTTGGTCATGAATACCAGAACCATCTAAAAGCTGTTTACCTATTTCCGCAACAAATACTTCAGAAACATCAGAAGGAGATTTAATTACAATAGCGTATTCTGTATCACCTTTTAGATATACAGGTTCTTTAAATCTAAAGTTTGTTGAATTAGTAGAAGTAGGTGATTTTACTTCCATTGATTTATCAATATTAATCCAACCTGTATCACCTATAGTTTCGTCAGGACCTCCAGGATAACCATTTACTGTTTCTCTTATTTCAATAATAATTTTATCCATTACAGGTCTAATATCTACAAAACACAACCAAAGATCTATTGATGTAATAATGCCAACCGGCTCTGTTGCAAGATCAGTACCAGATAAGATATCTGCTGTAGTAGGATTACCTTTAGTAGGTAATTTAAATAGCTGTGCAATTGGGTCACCGTTACCGCCGCCATCACCATCAGGTCCGCCGCGGTCAGGTGGAATATCCACTTCTCTTACAAACGATTTTACTTTAGTACCTAAATTTTGAGTTCTAATTCTTTTAGTATCTACATCAGCAATTATATTATAAAAGTCTCTGTGTCCTACTGACTTAAAGATATTAGCTGCACTAGAAGCTTTGCCTCCTAAAGTCTTATCTCTAATAATAACTTTTTCTTCACCCGCTTTAAAAGTTTGATACGGTATATTAAAGTTACCGGTTATAGTTCCGTCATTCAAAGAAGTTAGAGAACCGTCAATAAGTTTTTGACCCATATACAATTCATGTTCAGTATTAGGTCTTAAATTTGTAGCTTTGAAACCAACACCTCCAGCTGGATTAACCATGTAGTAGTCTTGAAGGTTTTGAATAACTTCTGATCCAGTGTGAGTAGTAGTTGGTTTTTTACCTGCTATCACTCTTGGCGCGCCAAAAGAAGTAGTAGTAACTCTTCTTTGAGCTTGTGTAGTTGTAGTTTCTACAAAGGTTCCTTGCACTCTTCGGGTAACTGTGTTAGTTCTACCAAACCATTCGAGTCTTGAAGTTGAAGAGCCACCAGGAGATGATGTTGTTACTCTTAAGAACTGGCTAAACTGATCTGAATCACCACTGAACGGTCTTACGCTACCATAGAGGTTAGTAAAGTAATTGTTTACTTTTGTTCTCCAATGGTGTTCGTTTGGTGTAAGTTTCAACTCACCTACATAAATCCATGTAGCAAAAGGATTGATTCTATGACAACCAGTTGCATTGTTTTGAGATAAGAACTCTTCTTCATTATATTTTTTTATAATAATATCTGAAGTTTGATAGTAGTAATCATCAATATTAATTTTACTAGAAAATTGTAATGGAAGTTGTACACCGTCAGTTTGTCCTGGTATCAGCATGTTGTCGATTACGTCGATAGATGCTCTATACTCTTCATGTTCAGTGTCTGCAGAACTATTAGGATTGTTTTGAGCTAAAGAAAAATCATCTACTAAAAATCCAGACTTTGCTCTTCCTTGAATATCGTCATGAAGAGCTTGAGATTCGAGCAGGGATAAAGCTACAGCATCTTCAATTCTGTTTACTCTATCTTCAATTCTACCTATGTCTCTCATAGTGTATCGCTTATTGTCTACAGTCTCAATTCCTATTTCTTCTTCTGCGTATCTTACACCTCCTGGTATAGTAAGATAGAAAAGAGACATAGCATCTTTTACTTCTTCTGGTTTTTTAGGATTGAATAAAGCTGGTTGACCTTTTTTATAAGTTAAAGATCCGTCTTTAGTAATACTTAGAGAAGTAATATTAGATTGGAACTCATCAAAGTCTGCAGTAAAGACTGTATCAGGTTTAATTCTAGGCTGATTGTAGAAATTTCTACTACTAATCATAAACGGTGAATCATTAATATTAGTAGTGATATCTTCTACTCTAAATCTAAAGTCAATAGAGTTTCTTAAATCTCTGCCAATGTTTTTAGCAACGTAACCTATTTCTTGTGGCTCACTATAATACCTAACATCATCTTTATAATAATTTAATTTGCTATAACTATCTGTACTATAATAGAAATTATTTACAGGTGAAGCAATAAAGTAAGAATAAAAGATAATAACATCACCGGTCGCAGGAGCTTGTTTACCGTTTTTACGAATCAATCTACCAATATCATAATACTCGCTTCTTTGCCCATTGTCTAGAGTATACATCCCAGAAAGATCTTTTCCAGTTGGATTAGTAGAGCTAGTAAAAGTAATAGGGCTGGTATAAGCAGAAACTCCAGCTGGTGAAACTACTTTTAGAACCTCACTAGTTGTAAAAGCTGTGTTCTTTTGATATATAACTTCTAAAGTTGAAGTAGAGCCTGTACCAGTTAATGTACTATGATAACCGGTTGTGGATGCAATATCATCTGCTCCGGTTGAAGTAGCGTTTTGAAGTGCAACTATAGCTGTGGTACCTGAGCTTTGACCAATAATAGTTGAACCAACAGGAACTAAACCAGTAGTATTAACTTCTATTCTAGAGAACTGACCAGTAGCAAAACTAGAACTTGAAGCTTCATTTACTCCATATACTTTAAACACATCAGGGTATGCTAAAGAAATATGTTTATCTTGAGCTGACCAACCAAAGTTAGTTCCTGTACGTGCTGCTGCTCCTGTGTTTTTAATTTTCAAGTATTTAAATCTTAAAGTTTTTTCTACTTCTTCTTGGTCGTCAACTCTAGATTCATTCCAATAACCATTCATGGTACTTGAAGAAATGCCAGTATTTTCAACAATAGTAAAGTCGTTATCAAAAACAGTTGCAGTACCTCTAAGAGTTTTAATCTCAGCTGAAACTGTATTAATTAATTCTGGATTAAGATTTAACGGTTCAGAAACACTAGCAGTGAAACCACCTGCACCGGTAATAGTAACAACATCTGTTAATTCAAATATTTGCGAATTTGTTATAGTAGTGGATGAACTGATACTAGCTACAGTAGACGAAATAGATTGATTGTTTGCGAACCTACCTGACCAATTAATTAACGTGGTCGCGTTACCAGCTACGCCAGCTTGTCCATCATTGTTATAAACATACCCTGTATTTCTATTAGATAAAATATCATTACCATCCGAAACGGTTATAGGTGAGCTAGTTGTAATAACTTGAAACATTTTTACATCATAAATGTATAAACTACTATTAAAGAAACCATATGCTCTTGCAACACCAATTGTATCACCATCAGAATCTTTAAGAGTTAATCTGTTAGCGTATGTATAAGGATCACTTCCAGTTTGTCCAGGAAGATTACCAGAACTAGAATTCACTAAAAAATTTGTAATATTATTAAAAGGAATTTTATAACTTTTAGTTCTTACAAAATCACTATTTTTATTAAAGTTTATAATTTTAGGTGCAATAATTTCAACTTCAAAACCTTTAACATAAGCTTTCGCTTTACCTATACGTATGTTATAAGTATCTGAGTCTGCATCAGAAATAGTAAGTGGAAACGGCTTTACTGAATAGTTGCCAGATTCGTCATAAGTTCTTCTAGCAAGAGTGTTTCCGATATCAGAATATTGAGGATTACCCACTACGCTTTCAACCATTGTACCATTTTCAATGGTGGCAACTCTGAAGAAATTTTCTTCTTCTTCAGCATCTAAAGCTAATGTAGCAAAAGCTAAAGTTTGTTTAAGTCTATGAGAACCAGGTGCACCTTCATTAGTAGTACCTCTAGCATTATCATATAAAGTAGCATCTGCGTTTTGAGTAACAATTGTTTGTTCTGCTCTAAAACCTAATTTAACAGAAGGTGTATTTGTAGTTGAGCTAATAACAACTGTTTGAGCATTAACTCTAGTAAAGAAACCATTAGCGTAGTAAACACCTTCGGTAATCTCACCAAGACAAGATGGAGAAACTGCATTAAATGTGTTTACTAATTCTGCTGTAACTAACCCTGGGTTATCTGCAATAGTAGCGTAAATAAAATCACCAGTGCTAGCAAATTCTTTAGCGGTAATGTATTGTATAAACAAGTTACCAATATTACTTGTTCCTACAGAACCTGTTGGCTGTAGTAAAACTCTTGCTTTTACTGTACCGTCACTGTTAGTAATAATTTTACCTTGTAATGTAGCTACATCAGCTAAGGAAGAAGCCGTGCGCGCATTAGCTATGGGGAAGCTTGCATTACCAGACCCTGTTAAAAATAGACGAGTAACAGTTCTATTTACAGTAATATTACCTTCAGAGACTCTAGAACCTTCTTTAAAAATATGACTACCAAATCTTTCAATTTGCTTTTGCATGAAAGTTTGTAATGTTGTCAACTCTCTAGCTTGTACTGGGAATCCAGGACGATATAATACTCTCAGAAAATCTTTATCTGGATCATAATCGTCAAAGTAGGGAGATACGTTTAAATTTATATTAGCCATTTTTCACCGTCTAGTTTAATTATTTATTTAGAAACTTAATACGAAATTAATAGATTCGATTTGATCTTTAGATCTTAATAATGGTGTAGATTTCCAATCTGCGATAATTAGTTCACCTGAATTAAAAATTACATCTCTATCAAAAGTTTTATTAATCGTGTGTATTTTATTAACACCGTCTATTAGAGAGATTTGTTCACTATCGTTAAATTTATTATCTTCTTTATCATTAATAAAATTAATATAGTACACTCTATTGTTGTCTACAGCTACTACTCTACCTTTTCTGCCATCATCTACAGGGTAAGGTTTAATAATATCATTTACGTTATATGTAGCTGTTATATCATCTACTCTAAAACTTTTACAAGCTGTGTAAAAATCTTGATTAGCAATGTTTCTAGTAGTGACATCAATAGGATTTCTTATTAGATTTGTCATTTGATATTGACCTTGAGCTAAAGGTTCAAAATCATCTTGTGGTATGTTTCTTGCTACTAACATTAAATTAACAGCGTTTAAGTCTGATGGTGCATCAGAACCGTGACCTAACCCACCTGCAATCTTAGCAGTACATCCAACAATACGTTTACCATCTTGATCGACTACTTTTAGCACACCTTCATAACCTAATCCGTTTTCTTGCAACACAGGTAAAAATTTATTCTCATCTGAATCAAATGATATAGTGGCTTTAAAATGATTAGTTATTAGATCGCTATCAAATCTTGAATCTATTAATCTTACTTTTACTGATCTACCTCTTGACCAATCACTATCTCTGTTTAATGCTAATGTATCACTATCAAAAGCAAAACTATAAACAGCGCCTAATTGAGCATTTTCTTGAGCTGCATATTGTAAGTATCTATTAGTACCTGGAATTAAATTAACTGCTTCTTCTGCTGTAACTCTTTCTGGTACAGGAATATACTCGCTTGTTAAAAACCTAACAGCATCTGAATTAGAGATAGTATACAAATACTGCCAGATATAACCATCGGACATTGTTATAGGAGTTGCTGATACACCTGTAGGTATGTTTAAAGATGGCTTAAGAGGAGAAAATAAACATTTATACACGTTTAATCTACCAACACCTGATACAAACTCTCTAACTAATACATATGAATTATAAGTGCTTGGCCATGCATTGTAGATTCTGTTCTCTAACCAATCAACTCTAGGTACACATCTACTTACACCACCAGGTAAAATTCTATGCATGGTTAGAGAATTTTGGCTATAGAAAGATTGATCGTCCATAGCAAATTCTGAATCACCACCACCAGCAAATTCTGATTCACTATCTAAAGAGTTAGAATAATTTGAATAATCACTATCTTTAGAGAAAGCTGTTACTGCATAGAAAGTTTCATCATCCCTGTTTTGTTTTAAGGAATCAAACATCGCTTTAGCTAGTAGTAAATTAATATTATTAGTTATTTTAGCAGTCACTTTACTTTTCTACCCTTCATGGAAGTAATGGGATCTCTCCACTCTTCTATATTTGCTCTTTCATTTACACTGTAGAAGTCAAAGACTGCTCCTACACTATTATTTAATACAGCATCTTCACCTGTTTGATAATGTGTGTTCCATAATATATTATCTGAATCAGTATTATCCCACACAATTAATTTAAATGGTGTTTTAACTTTTGAGTACTCTTCAGGTCTTCTCTCTGCGTATTTGACATAAAGCTTTCTAGGTTTAATTTTCATATTTTGAACAAAAGAGCTATAACCATTTATTTCCCATCCGTCGCTATCTTGTCTGTATGAATTTGCAGTATTCCAAATCTTCTCATATGCTTCTAAATTCTCATATACAGTACCGTCTTGTTCTGTAAATTTTAATGTACCATCTAATCTCATAGCTTTATTAAGATCGATGTTCATTTTAAATTTCATTTCTTTTTTTCTATCTGTATTATACCATTTAAATGTTCTAGTGTCATTAACAGATTTAAGTTTGTTATAATCAATGGCTTTAAAAGTCTTGTCTTCACTGTCTGACCATCTAATAAGATCAGCTAATGGTATATCAGAATCGTATATAGAATATAAATCGTTAATAGGATCTACAAACTTAGTAGATACAATTTTAACAGGACTGTAACTAGATCTAGTTCTAGATTCTTTTTTATACAAATCCTGAACTGTGCCGTCATATTTTTTATAGTTCATAGTTAGTGCTTTTACATAACTACTACCATCTGAATCTTGGGTTGAAACCGCTCTGTTAAACACTTCTGAATCAAAGTTATAATAATTATTATAAAAATTATCATAATTAACTTTTTCTTTTCTAACTAGACCCATTGGTTCGTAGTCAAACCAAGAAGATCCATATTCGGATACTATAGCTTCATCGTAACCTCTTTCAAAACTACTTGCTGTAAGAGCGTTTAAAGAAGTTAAATTTTGTTTATAAAATAAGAACGCGTTTGCTTCATATCTAGTATTGTCTGCAGTTACTCTATTTGCTGCAGTGACGTCAGAATAATGATCTAAAGCAGTGTCGAATGTAAAATTTGTATCATAATTTTCAACATCTGATGCCACAGTTATATTAAGAGGTACTTTAGAGTTTGCGTTTAAATTAGTCTCACCGAACATAAGAAGACCAGCAGGATGTAAAGTTTCTTTTATTTTATTACGCCAAATATCAACTGATAGATTACTTTGAATAATATAAGTGTAAGAAGAATACAAATAATTATCTTGTACAACACCACCAGAAGAAGAGTTTAGAAAACCATCTTCATTTATAAAAGTTCTAGTGGATGAACCAAATGAACTTAAAATAGGTGTAAAAGAAGCTCTATTATAATTTGTTAGTATATTAGCTAAAATTTGTTTTTCTCTTACAACAGGAGAATCGGTTGCTGGGTTAAAAGCCACTATTCTAAGTATTCTATTCTTTACTATATCAAAATTTTGTAAATCACTATCAGATGGAAAAAGTCTATTTGATACGGAAGAAATTGATAATGTTCTTTTATTAGAATTAATTCTACTTACTATGCCAAAATAACCTGTGTTTCTCCATTCCGCAACTTCACTATCTACTCCAAGTTTTGGATCTCTAAAATCATTTCTCCAATTAAAGATATAATCTGAATCATTAAATGTGTAATTGTTTAACTGATTAAAATGATAAGAATCTAAACCGTTAAGAAACTTATTACTTAACCTAGCTTTAAAACCTAAATCACTATCATCTATAACTTCTATATTAAGATGTCTTCCAGTTAAAGTTTTCCATTTAGCAGTAGCTAAGGATAAACCGTGATCAGAATCGATCATGAAATCTGAATCAGTCCATTGAAATAACTCGCTGTCAAAATCAAAAGGTAGCTTAATTGATTTAACATTATATTTTGAGTTACCATCTACAGTTTTGTTAACTTTAATACTAATATCTAATCTATCAGAGTCATTAAAAAACGATTGATTTTTTTGATCAATATATTGAAATGAAACCAGCTGACCTTTTACAAATCTTGTATACCCTTCAATGGTGACATTCATAGGCGCTTCAACTACAATGTCATTTGCATCTGCAAAATAACCTCTGTCATTAATATTTAAATTTGCAATAGTCCCTATTTCTGTTGATATAGGAGAGAATTGAGGACCTTGACCAGAAGTATTAGATCTAGCATAGGGTAAAGCTTGTATTGTTGTAGTACCGTTGTTAATTGTAGCGTCAGGTAATTTATTGTAACTACCACCATTAATAATAGGTACTGTAACATTTTCAAAATCATCTGCTAAAAAACCGTTATTATTTACACCGGTTCTTAAAGCATACCCATCTACAGAAAGAATCCTACCATTATTATCAACCTCAGTAACAACAGCAGAACCTCCTGAACCGTCAGCAGGAGAAGAAGGTGTTAATATAAAACTATCTCCAACGTTAAAAAACTCACCTCTATCTCTAAAATGTAAACCAGTAACTGGGCCATTATTAACACTGTCAACAATAACATTAAAACTTTTATTTAAAGATTTAGATTTTACTTTAATAACGTCGCCTTCACTATAACCCGGCGCGTTATTCTTTGCAACTAAATCTACTAGAGATAAAAATGGAGTAACTTCTAAAAATATTGTGCTATCATCAGGGTCTGTAATTCTATAAACCGAGTCACTATCTGGTTCAAATGCAAAATTAACCTGTAAACTAATAACAAAAGCTTTATCACTATCCGCGGTTTTACCTAGAATTTGTCCACTTAGACATGTGGCTACTTCTGAATCAGTAACAAAGTTATCATCTGAATGGGTAAGTGAGGCAAGAGTAAAGTTTATATTTGTAAGCTTTTCAGAGAATTGAGTAACTTTGAAAGTAACTAATGGGAAAGCTAAAAATTTACCTTCTGAAGCTTCTAAAATATTATCTCTAGTTTCAACAATATCTATTTCTTGATCATATAACATTCTAAATAAAAGCTCAAAAGATTTTGGAGAGCCTTTAGCTAGATAAACATCTCTAATTTTTTTAATAAGAAATCTGTCTGTTACCGCATTAGTCTTAATTGCAATAGGTAAAACTTCTCTTTTAAAGTAATCAAGAAAATTGTCTAAAGTGTTATCTACATCTTTATAATCATTACTATTGTTAACCACTGCCATTGGATTATCAATAGCTTTAAACATTTCTTTGACATTAAGAGCTTCAGAATCATTTCTTTTTTCTAAATACTCATAATAAGCTTCAATAAAAAGTTTAAATGTAGGATTATCTGAAGAAATAAATTCAGGTAAATTTTGACTTACAAATGGTTGTACAACATTACTCATTAGATGCTTCGCGATAAGTTAAGATTTTTAATAACTGAAGTTTCGTTCTTCTCAATTACATCAATACTAGAATCTTCAGAAGAAGTTTGAAGTATTGTATTTTCTGTAGCTAATACATCCACTGAATCTGGTATTGCAGTAAAGCTAATTACTCCATCAGTAGGATCAAAATCTTGTAATAATACAGTTCCGGTTTCATAATCAATACTACCTGAATTAGGTTCTACTGTAATTTTTTCATCGTCAACAAAATCAAATAATCTAACATTACCAAAACCATCATCATCAAAACCAGACTGATATTCTCTACCTTCTCTGAAAAATAAGTTAGATGTAAATATACCACCGTTCACAGCATTAAAACCATCATTAGGATGGTATAGTTTATTATTAAACTTTAGTTCATAATTATCTAAGACACCATTTACAACGTTGGTGTTTATTTTAATAGACACTCTAGTGTTTGAACTTAAAATAGAGCTATCTAAGTCTGAAATTTGTTTAGAAAAACTCGATTCATTAAAATTAGATAAAAAATCACCTATATATGCATTATTTAAATTTTCAATTAAACTCTGTACTTTAGTTTTTATTACACTTCTATTAGTACTTAATAAACTCTCATCATAGATAACTACAGTTTTTAATACCAAATTTAAAATAGAAGGATCAACAAACTCTGGTCTAATAGTAACTACGCTTGATTTGTTTAAAAGCCCAGAAAGTAAAGTGTCTTTAGTTGAATTGGTAAGTTTATCTCCTGATTTAGGTTTGATAGCAATAAAAACTTTACCCGGCTCGTTTACTTTTTCACCACCGTAAACATTAATTGATTGTATGTCAGCAAATTTATTAATTAAAAAAGCTTTATAATCATTTTCTGTAACAGCTCTAAATTGTGATTGAAACCAATGCGGTGCAGTATCTTTAATAGATTGAATACTCTCCGGAGACTGTCCTCCTTGAGAAGCATTTGGTGAACTACTAATGGTAATATCTGTTCTGCCTGGTATGTTAACATTAAACAATTTAGCGCCATTAGATATTTCACTAGAGGATTTAATGAATGTTACGAGTATAACACTTCCTATATCTGGTTTTCTACCTATAACATTATTTCCTAAAATAATTTTATGAGAACCGTCCATGGTCTCTTCAACAAAATAAATGTTAGAATTTTTATCTGTATTGACACTACCTTCAGTTTCAGGTGTTACTTGTGTGTATCTTATTCCATCAACATTAACCGTTAAAGTGGTTGTATCTATATTAGGTATTTGCAAATCAAAAGATGGAAACTCTTCTAAAGAATTATTATATACATATCTTTGAGTAAATATCTTACCTTCGAAGACTTTTAGATCAATTGTATTAGTGCTCTGATTAGTATTAAAAGAGACAGTATTGTCTTCTATTGTATAAAAATTAAATTTTGTACTACCAGAAGAAGCTGAGAAATAAGAACCAGCTGGAATAACAAAAAACCCTTCATTACCTACCTTAGGTACTGTAACAGTAATAGTAGTAGTAGAACATCTAGCTGATCTAGGTGTGTAGTTAAGAGCCTTAGCTAAAGAGACTACATTACCTCTAATTAAAGAAGTGTCTAAAAATGATTCGTTTAATTGAAAGTTAGCGGTTAATGCGTTGTAATGAGTATTGTAAGCTAATATATCCATTAATAAGTTTAAACTAGAACCTGAAAATTCATAGTCAGCAAACTCTGGTCTTTCTTTAAAGTATTCAATCATATCTTCTTTAATAGAAGAGAAATCAAGATCACTTACTACCGGTCTTTGATCCATTACCTAAGCCTTTTTAAAATAGTTTCGAATTCGTTTACAGTATTAGAAGCAATAATGTTATAGATAATTCTAACATTATAAGCGTTTTGATCTGATAGATCATCTAATCTTAATTCTATAACAGAAACTCTAGGTTCGTGATTACTTATAGTTTCATTTATAGTGGTTTTAAGATCTGACATCGTAATCGGGTCAGCTAACTCAAATAATAAACCTCTAATATTACATCCTAAAAATGGTTGAAAAGGTCTTTCATAGAAGTTTGTATTAACCAGATTTTTTAAACTTTGGTTAATAGCATTAACATCTGTTTTTGTACCCACATCACCTGTGATAGGATTTAAATTGAAAGAAATATCAAAATCTTTATAGATATTCTTTCTTTCATATGTTTGTTGTAGTGCCATGTTTTATTTATTTTAGATAAATAGAAATATATAGATAACTTGTAGGTAAACATGACCGGAAGAAAAAATCACGGAAATAACGCAAAAAGATTTGATGTTAACTCATTTTATTCGTTTCTAAATAAAGCTCACATACGTGAACTTTTAGATAATGATGGAAACACTCCTTACGACTCTGATTCAATTGACAACAGTGTATGGGAGTATGCAGCATATCTTCATAAAGATATTCAGGATCATGGTGGTCGTTTATCGTATTTTGATTCAGATTCGTTTAGAGCTGATTCAGATGGCTCAGGTTCTAATAATTGGACTACAATTACAAGAACAATAACAGTAAGAGATGTTTATAAGCCTCTTAGAATGTGGTTGTATTCTTTAGATTCAGATAATGGTATTAACAATTCTATGGATACTATTACTGGTAATTTTCAAAGAAGATATTATACATTACCTTTGTCTGATTCAGAAGGTACACTTAGACATGTAAACGTATACACCTTTTTAAAGTCTCATTTTGATAGATGGTTAAGATTTGATCCTTACGAAAGACGTAAGTTTGCGTCCAGAATAGCTGATAACCTTGACGAAGATTCAGATGTAAGATATAGATATGCAGATAATGTAATTGTTGCTTTAGAAGAAGATTCTGATCTTTCTCGTAGACTTGTTGAACAAATTAGTAATGTACTCCAAACAGATTCTGAAGTTCGTAATGAAATACTATTAACTACCATTACAGCACTACAAAATGATTCAGATAGAGCTAGAGAATTAGTTGAGATTGTTAGTAACGTACTAGATACAGATTCAGAAGTGCGTAATGAGTTTGGTGATCATTTCCTAGTATCGCTTAGAAACGACTCAGATCAACAAACTGAGTTAGGTCGTATTCTAGGAGATATTGATCTTAATGAATTGAATGCTGATACAATTTATGCGAGACGTGTTCTACCTATGGACAGTGATGATACTGGTATCATTGGTGACTCAGAAACAAGATGGAGTCTTGGTAATTTTGCAACCGTAAACGCTGATGCTATTAAAGTTAGAAATCTAGAAAAAGATGGTATAGTTTTTGTAGGTGATTCAGAAGATGGTGCAGGTAAATTAGTAACGTCTGATAGATTAAGATTCAACGATAGTGACGGTTTAATTTATGACAATAAAAAGATCTTGCCTATTGACTCAGACCTTCTTTACAAATTGCTACAAGAAAACGTTGATTCAGAATTTAGTCAATTTGTAGGTTTAGATTCTGAAGCAGTTGAGAATATGATTTCAGAATCTACAATTCTTTCTAGAGTAGCTGTTCCAGTTGGTGATAGAGGAAACATTTATTATATCGATTCAGATAATACTAATAAACTTGTTAATGATGCTTTAATTAAAGTTGGTACTGACAGAGAAAATTATTATATTGTTGATGGTGAATTGGATGAAGCGTTATCAAGACACAGTAATCATGAAAGGGGTGACTTAATTTGGGATCTTAGTGCTCAAGCTCCTAACGTAGGTGGTTCAGCATATGTTCATGATTCTGATGGTGCAGGTAATGAAACTTGGACTATAGATAGTGACATCACAATTAACGGTGGTATTAACCAAGGTAGAATTTTACATAATCCAAATACAAAGAAAACTTTTTATAATGATGGTAGTGCTGTTCATGAAATAGGTACAGCAAGATCTTTCTCAGATGTAATTGTTATGGAGTTGTTAAACAATCAACCAGACTCTGATACTTTAGGTAAAGAAGGGTTAAGATCTGGAACAATAGCAATAGCTGATGGCGTGAATTGGGATCCAAAAAGTATAGGTGGTGCTAATCCATATCCTGTTTTTTGGAACGGCAGTCAGTGGCTTCAATTTGATCTGTCGTAGGTGAATTATGCCAGGAAAGTTTACATATCGTACTAACAAACAAAGATTTGACCTTTACACCTTTTACGCTCTTCTTACAAAATGTAAAATAAAAGAGTTATTGGATAATGAAGGTAATACACCTTTTGATTCTGACTCTATGCGTAGCAGTGTTTGGGAATATGCTGCAGCATTACAAAAAGATATTCAAGACATTGGACAAATGGTTAGTTATCACGATAGTGATGCTATTGGACCTGGTTCTGTACCTACACGCAACGAATCTACATTTACAGACTACAATGATTTAAAAAAATCTTTATATTCTCTTAATTCTAATAATGGTATAGATAATACTGTTAACACTATTACTAGTGGTTTTGAAAGAAAATATTATACAGTACCTGTATCAGATTCAGAAGGTACTTTGAGACACACTAGTATTAATTTATTTTTAAAATTACATTTTGACAGATGGATAAGATTTGATGCGTTTGAAAGATATAAACTAACATCAAGAGTAATGGATAATCTTGATGCTGATTCAGATTTACGTTATAGATTTGCACACAACTTTATCAAAGCAATAGAAGAAGACTCTGATCTTTCAAGAAGAGTAGTCGAGCTTTACAGCAACGTACTCCAAACAGATTCAGAAGTTCGTAATGAAGTACTACACACGGCTATAACTGCATTATCAGGATTAACACCAGGTGGAGATTCAGATGCTGCAAGAGCTCTTACAGAAATTGTAAGTGGTGTATATGAAACAGATTCTGATGCTAGAAACGAATTTGGTGATTTAATATTAGAATCATTACAGAACGATTCTGATCAACAAAGAGAATTAGGGGATATACTTAGTAACACTGAGATACCACTAATACAAGCTATTGATCTTATTGCTAGAAGAATACTTCCAATGGACGGAGATGGTTCTGGTACAATCGGTGATTCAGAGCAACGTTGGTCGTTTGCCGACTTTACAAAAGTTTTAGTAGATAATCTTAAACCAACTACTATTGATTCAAAGCAAGTAGTGTTTACTTCAAACGATTCTGAAAGAAGATTAGTTGGTAGTGACAATTTGAGATTCCATAACGATTCAGATAATCCTTTAGAATATATGGGTCGTAGATTAATTGCTATTGACTCTGATACATTTTTTAGATTACTTATCGAAAATCAATCAGCATATACACTAGATTCAGATGGTGTTATAAGTACAATTCTTGATACTCCAGTTAAGTCAGAGTATTCTTGGTTTATTGGTCAGCGAGGTGATGTATATGTTATTGGAGAAGATCCACCAGATTCAGAAATTATAGTAGTATATGATTCTGATAATCTATCTAATTTCTTTGCACCTTCTCATGGTACGCTACTTAACTGGACCACTAACGGTACATACGGACCTACAATTACAATGTGGTACAATACCGGGTCAAATGATTTTAGAGAAGCTAATACTACTAAGCCTGGTGGTTTTCAAGGACACTGGGAAATAGAATTTGCTATAAATGGATATGGTTTCAATGGTT